CGTTATATACGAGGATGGACGAGGCAAACCGGTCATAACAAAAGATGGTGTAACCGTTGCGGAAAGCGTAGTCTTATTTGATCCGGTCGAGAACATGGGTGCAACCCTAGTTAAAGAAGCTGCACGTAATACTGTAAAAGAAGCCGGTGATGGAACTACCACTGCTACAGTTTTAGTCGAAGCTCTTATAAATTCTATACGTTTTGCCGTCGCTGCAGGCGTTTCAATCAGAGAAATAAAAGATGGGGTTAATCAATGCCTTGAAGAGGTTATTGACTATTTAAATTCTTCTGCTATAGACGTAGAAGGAGACATGCTAGAAGCTGTAGCAGCTATATCTTGTAACAATGATAAAGAATTAGGTGCTATAATAGCTAAAGCTTACGAAGAGGTAGGTAAGCATGGTGTTGTTTTAATGGAAGAAAGTGATTCAGAAGATACTTACGTAGACGTAGTTAACGGAGCGCAGATAGACTGTGGGCTTACGTCGCCACATTTCGTCACTAATACAGACAAACACATATGTGAATTAGACAACCCATACGTACTAACTGTTTCCTCTGAAATACCTAACATACGTAAAATACAAGGAGTGTTAGAGCATGTTATAAAACAGGGTAGAGCTTTACTTATTGTAGCTCCAGTATCACAACAAGTTAAGTCTGCGTTGCTTATGAACAAAGTTAAAGGTAACATTAAGGTAAACATAGTAGACACGCCTGGGTTTGGACCTACTAGGGTAGATGCTTTAGAAGATTTAGCCATACTAACAGGATCTACTGTTATCAATGAAGAGCTAGGTGATGACCTTGACCTTATTACACCGGAACACTTAGGTGAGGTTGACTTTGCTGTTACTGACGATAAAAATACTACTATAACTATGGATGGCACTACAAACGCTGTGCTAGAAAGAATAGTAGAGGTTAAAAATAAAATATCAGAAGAGAAAAACGGGTTTATTAAAAATAAGTTAGAACAACGTTTAGCTACATTATCTGGTAGTGTAGGTGTTATTAAAGTTGGTGCTGATTCTAAAGTTGAACTTAAAGAAAAGAAAGATCGTGTTGAAGACGCTATATATGCTACTAAAGCAGCATTGCAAGAAGGTATTGTCCCGGGCGGAGGTGTTGCACTACTTAATGCATCGGAAAAAATTTTGACCAGCCAAGCTGGTAATGTACTACTTGAAGCCATAAAATCACCGTACGATACTATATTGCGCAACTCGGGTTTTATGTCACATGAAAATCTAGACGCTGGCTGGGGAGTTGATGCTATAACTGGTAACTGTGTTAACATGGTTGATAGTGGTATTATAGATCCTGTGCTTGTAACTAAAACAGCATTGAAGAACGCTGTGTCTGTAGCCTTAACTATTATGTCAGCTGATTGTGTAATTTCAAATGTAAGAGTAAATGAAGGCAATTAACGATTATATAGTTATAGAAAAAATAAAAGAGCAGAAGACTACATCAGGTGGTCTTTTGCTTACCGATAAGACAGATGTAGACAACAGGTACAAGAAAGCTAAAGTAGTATCTGTTGGTAACTTAGCAGACATGATAAAGCTAAACACTTTAGTCATGTATGATGCTAGAGCTGGTCATGACATAGAGTATGATGATAAGCTATACAGAGTAATTAAATTAAGAGATATAGTACTGGTAGATGAGAATAACGGCTGATGATATAAAACAAATTCAGTTGTTTAAGTATTATAGGATAGTTAGAAAATGGATATGTAAAGCTAATAAAATAAACGACGCTGATCTAGAGCTTTTAATATACTTAAACTGTTTGGGTAGGTTTACCAGAGATGAGTTTATAAATGGAGCGTACTCTTACTCTTGGGATAAACATAGATGGGAAAGATTAAGAAAAGAGGGTTGGATAGATGTTTGGAGACAAAGGAACAGAACTACTATAAAGTATACTGTATATAAAACATCTTTCAAATGTGATCATATGATAAGCAGAATATATAGAATATTACTAGGTGAAGAAGATATACCTGTTTCTATAAAAAACCCTTACTATAAAAATAAATCATATACAGACAAGGTCATGAACAAGGCTATCGATGATATGATAAAAGATAAAGAGAGATAATGGGAATATTACAAAAAGTTCTTTCAGGTGGTGCTAGTAAACTTATAAAAGATGTTGGTAGTGTTATAGATAACTTAACCACAACTAAAGAAGAGAAGTTAGCCGCTGAACAAAAAATAAAAGAATTAATATCTAACCATGAGTTAGAATTACAAAAGCAAGTAACCAACAGATGGGAAGCTGACATGAAGTCAGACTCTTGGTTATCAAAGAACGTTAGACCACTAGTTCTTATATTTTTAGTTGTATCAACGGTATTGATGATATTTATTGATGCTGGACTTATAGCTTTCAATGTAGAACAAAAGTGGACTGACTTATTACAATTAGTATTAATAACTGTGATTGGTGCTTACTTCGGTGGTCGATCACTAGAAAAAACAAAAAAGTAAATTTAATTTATTATGGCAACAAAAGAAATGGTAGATTTAAAACCTAAAGCAGAAAAAATAACTAACGAAGAGTTAGAAGAATTACAAACTGTCGTTAATGACAACAACGCACTACAGTTTAAAGTTGGTTCTTTAGAGGCTCAAAAACACTTATTGCTACATGAGTTGGCTAACACACAGACTAGAATAAAAGGTCTTCAGTCTCAGTTTAAAGAAAAGTATGGAAGCTTTGATATTGACCTTCAAAGTGGTAATATTAATTATGAAGAAGATGGAGAATAGTGTTATAAGAAAAATAACTATAGGTAAAGATTATAAAAATGACGCCATGCACTATTCTGTAGGTCAGGACGTGTATGGTGGTCACACTATATGCGATATATTAGAAGAAGAACAAAAGTACTCAATATATATTCGCAAAAAAGACGTGGTAATACCTTGGAAAGATTTTAACAAGAACATGGCAATATCTGTTGAATACGATCTTAATTATTAATGAAACCAGTTTTTGATTATGTGGTAAAACCACAAGGTGGTAGATACAACAACTCTATAGATATAGGAGAAAAAAGTTTGATATTAAATACAGAAATATTTAATCATCAATATATAAATAGGGTGGGTATTGTAAAGTCTGTACCCGTGTACAATACTTTAAATTTAAAAGTAGGTGATAAAGTTTTAGTACATCACAATGTTTTTAGAAGGTGGCACAACGTTAAAGGTATTGAAAAAAATAGCAGATCATATTTAGATGAAGACGAATATTTAACATCTGACCAACAAATATTTATGTATGATAGAGGAAACGGTTGGCAAGCTATTAACGGTTTTACTTTTATCAAGCCTTTAAAGTCTACAGATCCTTATAGCAAAGAAAAAGAAAGACCACTAATAGGTGTGGTTAAATATTCAGATGGAACTTTTCTACCTACACAGCTTGTTGGTTTCTCACCTGGTGATGAGTTTGAGTTCGTCGTAGATGGCGAAAGACTATATAGAGTTATGAACAAGTGTATTAATATAGAATATGAATATAAAGGAAACGAAGAAGAATATAATCCAAGCTGGGCGAAAAGCTGTTGAAGAACTAATTAAGGTAGCTGAAGAGCCCATTGTGGATTCTGACGATGATATATCTGCAGATAGACTTAAAAATGCTGCGGCTACAAAAAAGCTAGCAGTGTTCGATGCTTTTGAAATACTAAGCAGAATAGAAGAAGAAGAAAGAATATTAAACGATTTAGATAAGCCAAAAGAAAACAAGCCTAAGTTTCAAGGTTTTGCTGAAGGTAGAAGTAAGTAATGTACGAACAGTCACTATACAAAGTAATAGAACCTATAAAACTAACCACTATTAATAGACTTAATAAGGGTAAGAAATGGAAGTATGGCTACGATAAGGAGAGTGATTTAGTTGTTATATCTAAGTCTGGTCAAATAGGTGAAATACTAGAAATACAAGGTTTAAAAATAGCTCTACCTAAGCAGCCTAAAGAAGTGTTTAAATGTTCTAGCAATAAACACGAGCAAAAGTGGCAAAAGTTTAAAATGCCAGAAGCATTCGCTAAGATTAAAACTAGGTTTGACTGGGAGACGTACCCTAATGATTTTAAAGAAAAGCATTATAGTTATATAGATCAAGAGTTCAATAGAAGAGATAACGGCTTTTGGTTTATGAATAATGGTGTCGCTACATATCTACCCGGTAGTTACTATATGTATTTACAGTGGAGTAAGATTGACGTTGGGGCTCCAGATTTTAGAGAGGCTAATAGATTATTTTTTATATTTTGGGAAGCGTGTAAAGCAGACCAGCGCTGCTACGGGATGTGCTATTTAAAAAATAGACGATCTGGGTTTTCGTTTATGAGTTCAGCTGAAACCGTTAACTTAGCCACTCTTGCAAGTGATAGTAGATTTGGGGTGCTGTCTAAAAGTGGGGCTGACGCAAAGAAAATGTTTACGGATAAGATAGTACCTATAAGTATTAATTATCCGTTTTTCTTTAAGCCTATACAAGACGGTATGGATCGTCCTAAGTCAGAATTAGCATATCGTATACCCGCTAAAAAGTTTACCCGTAGAAAAATGGGTATGCATGAAGAGCAAGATGATATGCAAGGTCTTGACACTACTATTGATTGGAAGAATACTGGTGATAACAGCTACGATGGTGAGAAGCTGGCCCTGCTAGTGCATGACGAAAGTGGTAAGTGGGAAAGGCCAGACAATATATTGAACAACTGGAGAGTTACAAAAACTTGTTTAAGGTTAGGTGGTAGAGTAGTAGGTAAGTGTATGATGGGGTCAACATCAAACTCTTTAGACAAAGGTGGTGATAACTTTAAAAAACTTTACAATGACTCAGATGTCACGAGAAGAAATAGAAATGGTCAAACAAAATCTGGCTTATACTCTTTGTTTATCCCAATGGAATGGAACTATGAAGGATTTATTGATGAGTATGGACTTCCAGTTTTTGATACACCTGATAGCGAAAGAAGAGGCCCATATGGCGAATTAATAGACATAGGTGTTATTGACTATTGGGAAAACGAAGTTGAGGGTTTAAAAGATGACCAAGATGCTTTAAACGAATTTTACAGACAATTTCCTAGATCGGAAGAACACGCATTTAGAGATGAGACTAAAAACTCTTTATTTAATTTAATTAAAATATACGAACAAATAGATTACAACGAAGGTAATAGAAACTCTTCGGTTTTAACAACTGGTAATTTTCAGTGGGAAAACGGTATTAAAGATACTAGGGTATTGTTTAATCCAGATCCTAATGGTAGGTTTAAAATTAGCTGGGTACCTAGTAGTAATTTACAGAACAACGTTATATTAAAAAATGGCGTCAAGCATCCAGGCAACGAACACATGGGTGCTTTTGGTTGTGATAGTTATGATATATCAGGAACTGTAGATGGCAAAGGTTCTAAAGGTGCTTTGCATGGATTAACTAAGTTCAGCATGGAAGATGCCCCTGCTAACACTTTTTTCTTAGAATACCTAGCAAGACCTCAAACAGCAGAAATATTTTTTGAAGACGTACTAATGGCTTTAGTGTTTTATGGTATGCCAATACTTGCGGAGAATAATAAACCTAGACTTTTATATTATTTAAGGCGTAGAGGTTACAGAGGCTTCAGTATGAACAGGCCTGATAAAGTCTGGAATAAATTATCTACCGCGGAAAAAGAAGTCGGTGGTATGCCAAACTCTAGTGAGGATATAAAGCAAGCGCACGCTGCTGCTATTGAGATGTACATTAATGACCACGTTGGTTTACTTGAAGATGGTACCTACGGAACAATGTACTTTAATGAAACGCTAAACGATTGGAGTAAATTTAACATAAATAGAAGAACAAAACACGATGCTTCTATAAGTTCAGGTTTAGCAGTTATGGCATGCAACAGAAATATGTACAGACCAAACCCTGAAATAAAAAGAAAACCTTTAAGTTTAAATATATCTAAATATAGTAATACTGGATTTAACTCAACAATAATAAAGAAATAAATTATGGCAGAGTCTGCGATAACAAATTTTCCTTCTCAAGCTGTTAGCGACTTAGAGAAGATGACGCAAGAGTACGGGCTAAAAGTTGCTAGAGCAATAGAGCAAGAATGGTTTAATAATAGAACGTCAAAGTATAATACTACTAAAAACAACTATCATAAACTAAGGCTATACGCTAGGGGTGAACAGCCTATACAGAAATATAAAAACGAGTTATCGATAAATGGTGACTTAAGCTACTTAAACCTAGACTGGAAACCTGTACCTATAGTACCAAAATTTGTGGACATAGTAGTTAACGGTATGGCTCAAAGATCTTACGAGGTAAAAGCTTATTCTCAAGATTCTTATGGCGTTAGCAAAAGAACTGAATACATGGAGTCTATTCTTAGAGACATGAGAACTAGAGACTTCAATGATAAAGCTATGCAAAACTTTGGCGTCAACCTGTATGAGAACAATCCTGACACTTTACCAGATACTGAAGAAGAGTTAGGTCTTCACATGCAGCTAGACTACAAACAAGCTGTTGAGTTAGCTGAAGAGCAGGCTATAAATGTCCTTATGGAGGGTAGCAAGTTTGATCTTATAAAAAGAAGATGCTTATATGATTTAACTACAATAGGCATAGGTGCTGTTAAGACTACTTTTAATTTTAGAGAAGGCGTTAAGATAGAATACGTAGACCCAGCTAATTTGGTTTACTCTTACACAGAGTCGCCTTATTTTGAAGATATATACTATGTTGGTGAAGTTAAAGAGGTTCCTATAAATGAACTTGTAAAACAGTTTTCGCAGTTAACAGAGTCAGAAATAGAAGAAATAGTAAAAGGCCCGAGAAGTACTATTAAGAGTTACAACAATAGAGTCGATAGAGATAATAACTGCGTAGATGTATTGTACTTCAACTACAAGACACATAAAAATAACACTTACAAAATAAAAACTACTGGTAGTGGTGCTGAAAAAGCTATAGAAAAAGATGACACGTTTAATCCTCCTCCGGGCATGGAAGGTGAGTTTTCAAAGCTAGAAAAAGTTATTGAGTGTGTATACGAGGGAGTTTTAATACTAGGTACAGACAAGCTTTTAAAGTGGGAAATGGCGCCAAACATGATGCGTAATAAAAGCAACTTTGAGAAAGTTAAAATGAATTATAGCATCGTAGCTCCTAGAATGTATGAAGGTAGAATAGAGTCTGTTGTTAGTAGAATAACTGGGTTTGCTGATATGATACAGTTAACTCATTTAAAACTACAACAAGTACTTTCGCGTATGGTACCTGATGGTGTTTATATGGATGCTGATGGTTTAGCTGAGGTTGACCTAGGTAATGGTACAAACTATAATCCTCAAGAAGCTTTAAACATGTTCTTCCAAACAGGTTCTGTTATAGGTAGATCATTTACTTCTGAAGGCGATATGAACCCTGGTAAAATACCTATACAGCAAATAAATAATGGTGCTGGTGGTAATAAAATACAAAGTCTTATACAGACTTATAACTATTATCTGCAAATGATACGTGACGTGACCGGGCTTAACGAAGCTAGAGACGCGTCAACACCAGACAAAAACTCTTTAGTTGGTATACAAAAAATAGCAGCAGCTAACTCTAACACGGCCACTAGACATATACTACAGTCGATGTTATTGTTAGCTTCTGAAACGGCAGAGGCAATATCACTCAGAATATCTGATATAGTAGAGTACTCCCCAACTAAAGATGCTTTTATACAAGCCATAGGTGCCCACAACGTTGCTACGCTAGAAGAAATGAAAGAGCTTCATCTTTATGACTTTGGTATATTTATAGAGCTTATGCCCGATGAAGAAGAAAAGCAAATGCTTGAAAACAATATTCAAGTAGCACTTAGTCAAGGTTTGATAGATTTAGATGATGCTATAGATCTTCGTGATGTTAGAAACGTTAAGCTTGCAAACCAATTATTAAAAATAAAACGACAAAGAAAAGCTGAGCGTGATCAAGAGATGCAACAGCAAAATATAGAGGCTCAAGCACAAGCAAACGCTCAAGCACAAGAAGCTGCTGCTCAAGCGGAGATACAAAAAAACCAAGCTAAAGCAGAAATAGAAATGAACCTTGAGCAACAGAAAAATGATCTTAAAATTCAGTACCTTGAAAGAGAGGCAATGCTTAAGAAAGAGTTAATGGATCATGAGATGGCTATAAACCAGAAGCTAAAAGAAGCAGAAAACGCAGCTATGGATAGAAGAACTGATAGACAAGAAAATAGAAAAGATAATAGAGAAGCAATAAAAAGAGGTGAAACCGTTAAAACTTTTGAATCATCAGGTAATGATGTAATCGGAGGAGGACTAGGTTTAGAACGGTTTGACCCAAGATAATTAATTATATAATATTTTATTATGGCAGAAAATGAAAACAATGTAGTTGAAGAAACTGCAGACCAAAAAGTAACTAAAGTCGAAAAGCCTAAATTCAAAAGTGAAGGTGACGACAGTGTTATCAAAGTAGATTTAAACAAACCCCCAACCCCAAAGACTGATGAAACTACAGAAACAGAAGCTGACCCAACAGGAGTGGTGGGAGGCGATGAAAACGCCAACGCCCCACAAGAACAAGAAGAAGTACAGCCGCAAGGAGAAGTACAAGAAGATGAACTACCAGTATTAGAAGAGGTAACAGAAGCTGAAGTAGAAGAAGCTGTTGAAGCTGTTGAAGATATGGTCGAAGAAGCTATTGAAAAAGCGGAGACTACAGGTAAACCAATACCAGAGAGCATTCAAAAGTTAATAGACTTTATGGATGAAACTGGTGGTGATATACAAGATTACGTAGAGCTTAATAGAGATTTATCTAAGCTAGATGATGCAGATATTTTAGATGAATACTTTAGATTAACTAAGCCACATTTAGACGCGTCAGAAAGAAACTTTTTATTAGAAGAAAGGTTTAGTTATGATGAAGATACTGACGACGAAAAAACTATACGTTCAAAAAAAATCGCTTTGAAAGAGCAAGTTGCTGAAGCGAAAGCCCACTTAGACAGGCAAAAGTCTAAATATTATGAAGACATTAAAGCTGGAAGCAGGCTTACACCTGAGCAACAGAAGGCTATGGATTTCTTCAACCGATATAATAAAGAGTCTGAAGAGAATAAAAAACTCACTGACGCTAGTAAAAAAGTTTTTAAACAAAAGACTAACAATTTATTTAGCGACAAATTCAAAGGTTTTGAATATAACGTCGGAGATAAAAACTATAGGTTTAATGTTAAAAACGTAAAAGATGTTAAAGAGACTCAAAGCGATCTTAATAATTTTATTCAAAAGTATTTGGATAAAGATAATAATTTAAGTGACGCTAAGGGTTATCACAAATCTTTATTTACAGCTATGAATGCAGATGCTATTGCTAAACATTTTTATGAGCAAGGAAAAGCAGATGCTATTAAAGACACTGTAGCTAAGGGTAAAAACATCAACACCAACCCTAGAAG